CCAGCCATCAGGTACTTGTGGGGCTTGCTGTGCGGTCGTGTAAACAGGAATAATCTCGCCACCTTGGTCGTCTTTACACTTACTGGCATCAAGTTGGTTTTCATATGCGTTGAGTATCGTTTCACTACCCCAAGCATCATTCAGCTTTAGTCTCACGATGTGGAAATCCGGCTTAGCCAGTTTAGCTGCCAGCGCTATCTTGGCGAGTGCTACCCATTCTGTTCGTGAAGCATGAGGAATTCCGTTTTCATGAGTGACATTAATAATTTCCTCAAGGCGCTCTACAGTAAAGCTATCGAGTGGGTTCATGCTGCCTCCGGTGGTTTGTTAATTTTTCCACGCAGGTCAGCAAAGCCTTTTTGGGTTGTCTCGGGTAGTGATTCGCCTTTCTTCCTGCTCTCATCTTCCACTTCTTCCATCCAATCAAGCACGACATCGCCCAGCGAACGCATGCCGTATCGTTTACTTTCACTCATGGGGTGTATCCTCAGAATTCCGCTTTTGAATAGCGGCCTTTGGCTGGTGCGCGTTCCGCGGCTGCGTTAGCGGCTTCTGCCTGGTCAATTTCATTGAAATGACCGTTGCGAAAAGACTGGTAGATTGTCCCTGTCTCACCATTTCGGTTTTTGCCAATGATGACTTCGGCAATTCCTTTGGCGGGACTGGTCTCGTTGTAGTACTCATCGCGGTAAAGCATTGCAATGATGTCAGCATCCTGCTCTACGTCGCCTGAGTCGCGCAGGTCGGAGTTTATCGGCCTTTTGTTCGGCCTTTCCTCAACCTTTCTTGAAAGTTGACTCAGGGCTATCACAGGCGTTTTTAGCTGCATAGCCATAAACTTCAGATTTCTTGAAATGTGCCCGATTGCGAGGTCGTTACGTTCAGCTTTGGGTTTTTTAATCAGGCCAAGGTAGTCAACGAAAATTGCCTTCAAATGTGGGTGGCGACGCTTATGGGTTTCAGCAATGGCGCGGATCTGCTCAATGGTCAGGTCAGTAGCATCAACCATCCAGATATCTTTGCCGGTCATTTCTGCCACGCCGTTGGATATTCTGGCCCAGTCCTCATCGCGCAACTCATCAGGGTTTTTAAGTTTACGAACGGACATCCCCCCAGAACCGGCTATGGTGCGCTCGGTGATTTGACCAGATGTCATTTCCATGCTGAACATCAATGCGCCGCCGCCTGTCTCAGTGACCCCACGCAACATGCTTAATGCGTATTCGGTTTTACCCATCGAGGGCCTAGCCGCCAGAATCATCAAATCTGTCGGATTTAGTCCGCCAATTTTCTGATCAAAGTTTCCCATGCCGAACTTAATTGTTTGGGCCTGCTCTTTGCCACTTTGCCGCGCTTCAAGGTCACCTAGATAATTATCGAGAAGGTCTTTCATGTGCACGGGAACAACTGTGCTCTGGTCCGCTGTTATCTCACTCAGCTTCGCAACGAGTGACGCAACAATTTGGTCGGATTGCTCAGGATTGCGTGATTGCTCTATATCGCGGTGGGCTTCACCGACAATTTCAATCACCTTGCGCTTGTGCCAGGCTTTGCGTACAAGATTTGCATAACCCTTTAGATTGGCGCTGCTCCAGTTGTTTTTCCCCGCCTCTGCAAGGTTCGCAAGGCTATCACCGCCAAGAGCCTCACTGATCATAATCAGGTCGATGATGGATTTGCTCAGCGCCTGGCGTTTGATTTCACCGTAGGCCTCACGGTACGCGCCAATGCTAAAAGCTTCTTCAGGAAGGAAAGATAAAACCTCGTAAGCATCTGGGCTTGCGCCACCGTTAATCAACCCGCCGATCACCTGCCCTTCTAAATCCTGTGCGTTCATAAGCTCCCTTCTCGTGTCTTGGTAAGTGTCTTGCTTCTCAGCAGGTAATCGAAATCGGCCTTCCAGCCTGATTCGCTATCACCGAAATAAAACGGCTTTGCTGTCTCAGCGAAACGGTTGAAATATGCAGAACAGGCTTCGACCGTCTGATGCTTCATTTGCTTCCAGATGCGCTGAATGCCGCGCTTCCTTTCGTCGTTTAACGCTTCAGCAAATGGCAATCTTTCTGCCAGAGCTGAGTTGTATGCATCCATGACGGCTTGGTAGGGAATGGGTTGTGATCTGGTTCTGCGCTTTGATGGAGTTTTCACACTTTCAGCACCACTCGTCAGAGGGGTGTGTATTTCTTTTCTTTCTTTCTTTTGTATAGTTTCTTTTGTGTTTAGCTGAGTTGGCGAATACCCATTAGCTACTTCAGCTAACCTTTTATTAGCTAAGTTGGCTAATGTTTCGCTAACTTGGCTAATGTCCTTATTCCAGTCAGAAACGACCTTGTTTATTCCGATTTGGTTGCCTGAAGTTACGATGATATTCATGGCAATCATTTCATTTTTAGCGGTGCAAACATGCGTATGGTGAATGCCTGTCATCCCTGCTATCTGAGTGTTCGTGATCCGGTCAGTCTTCTTGCCGAACCCGTAAGTTTTACGCATAACCGCGAGGAAAACTTTAAGCTGCCTAGCCGTCAAATCTTCACTCATGACAGCTTCTAGCAACTCATTAGCCACGCGGGTATACCCATCATCGGTATCTGCCACACGACGCTCCTGCCCTCCGCTTCCAGAGGGGAATTGAAGTACTTCTGCTGTGTTCATGCGGCCCTCTCCTGAACCTGACTTGCAGCCCAAAGGCCAGCAATCCACTGAATCCCTTTCGGCGTGAATTTATTCTGTGTGAAGGCGTGACCGTTAGTCTGGTTCTCGCCAGTTTTGACAGTGAAACGGCCTGCATCGATGTGCTGAGCATACGGCGTTAACTTGCCAGCAAGCAGATACATAATCTCACTGTCGAGAAGGAATTTTCGAAATGCTGGCTCTTTGATATGAAGAAGCTTGCAAGTCTCACGGAAGCCAAGGGAGCCGGTAGCATTGACGTAGTTGTCAACGAAATTAACTTTTGGCGCCGCAATAGCCAGTTGGTTTTCCAGCTGCTGTTTCTCTTCAGCGAGTACTGCTGCAAAACGAAGAGCCTCAGGCAAGGTTTGAGGTAACGCCATGCCACCCTTAAGCTTGAGTTTTGCCAGAACGCTTCTGCGCACTGCTTTTGATTCTCGCATTCCGACTAACACAGCCTGATCGTTAGATATACGAAGTTGTTCAGACTGAGTTCCGTTCGGATTTTGCACTACGAAAGTTTCGTAGTACTCACCTTCAAGCTCGTCTTTCACTCTCGGGATGAAATCGTTATTACGAACAGGCTTTTCGCCATGTTCAATTCTTGCCTGATTGATGATGAGCAAAAGCTCGTCGGTTTCAATTAAGTCACTGCTGTTTACTGATATTGATAATTGCGTCATAATTAACTCCGTAATTGGCCTGCACTGATTACATTGACGCCCTGACAGTTCGCGCTGTTGGGGCGTTTTCATTTGATGATTTTGTGATTCGGCGTATTCTGAAAGTCCATGCAGAAACGAGGTGATTTCATGAGCGATGATGAAGAAACTGCGTTACCGATTATTTCCATTGATTCTCTCAAAAGCGCGTCTTATGAGCCCAGCACAGGGCGATTGATTTTGGATTTTCCATATCCAATGTCTGGAGTTGTTGGGATGTCGATGGATGTTTCGATACACCTTGAAGCAATGGCAACGGAAACACTTCTGAACGCCATCCGTCATGTCGAAAAATCACTGGGCGGCCCAATCGAGGTGCCAAAAACAAAACGTTCAGCGTAATAAACTCTTTAACCATTTACCCGCTAAAAGTTGATAGTTATCTGCTCTGAAGCCTCGTTTGTGGCCGGGGCTTTTTGTTTTTTAAGTAGCAACGCAACTTGCTTAGCCAGCCTGGCAAGGTCATCGTCAACAACTCCCCACTCCAGCACAGCCAGTATCATGCTCATCTTCGGTATGAAGCTTTCCTTCCAGCGTGATACCTGAGACTTATCTACCCCGATGACGGCGGCGACCTCAGTCACACCACGTACTGCTATTTTGTTCAGCAACTGGCTTTCGATAGCTCGAGCCTTGTTGCGGGCTGTTGATACATCCATGAGAGATAATTCCTTTATCGGTTAGTTGATTGGCGTGATCAGTCCGAGGGATGACCACTTGTGATTTGATGTTTATATTTGAATTCGCTTTGCAGCGACGTAGGACAGGACGTCCGTTGTGAAAAGAGCGGTATAGATTAGGCGGCGAGCAGGTTTTTTTTACTTAAATCAAGCAACTCAGAAGCATGGTATTTCCCGCTTGAGATAGTCTCGATAGTGTTTGCGTAAGTAGTTTTTCCGAAAAATTCAGTCTTCGGGAGGAAGCCGTTCTTGAGCCATTTATAAACAGCTCTTTCGCTTACTCCACAAGCCTTAGCTACTTCGGGAATCCCTACGTCTTTAATCGCTACTTCCAATATTTCCATGGGAGTTCCTTATTTCGTACTTTCAGTACAGATTATGATTGAACTGAAAGTTTTTGCAAGTGGTTTACTATCGTACTCATGGTTCAGACTGAAAAATTGCGTGAAGAATTTGCTCAGCGGCTTGCGCAAGCCTGTAAAGATGCTGGGCTGGCTGAACAGGGGCGCGGGATGGCTTTATCCCGTGCTCTTGGCGTTTCTTCAAAAGGCGTGAGTAAATGGCTTAATGCGGAATCATTACCGCGTCCTGCCGCCATGGCTGATCTGGCAAAATTCCTTAAGGTAGACCCTGTTTGGCTTCAGCTGGGTGTAATTACTGGTGGGGAAAGCAATGTCTCAGGCTTTAGGCCATATACCAGAGGGACAATGTACCCAGTACTCAGTAAAGTCCAGGCGGGTTCCTGGAACGAAGCAGTAGAGGCTTATTCGCTGAAAGATATTGAGCTATGGCTGGAGTCAGATGCACACATTCAAGGTGATGGTTTCTGGTTGTTGGTTGAAGGTGATTCAATGACAGCCCCTGCAGGACTAAGCATCCCAGAGGGAACGTTTGTTTTATTCGATACGGGCAAAGAAGCAACTAACGGCAAGCTAGTTGTGGCTAAATTGTCAGACTCGAACGAAGCAACTTTTAAAAGACTAGTCATTGACGGTGCGCAGAAGTATCTGAAAGGGTTGAATCCGGGAGGGCCGTTAGTTTGCATCATTGGCAACTGCAAAATAATTGGAGTTGCTGTCGAAACCCAGCTTCGGCTGCCGTGAATGCCCCCATAATCGAAGGATTTGTACCGCATGAAATTTAGGTTCCTACCCCCAGTCATCGTGCTTCTTGGTGCGGCTGGCTTCATGATCTGGTTCTTTGCAAGTGGTGGGGCGACGCACTGAGGGTGATGATGTATTTGGTGGCTTTAAACATCCATTCTATAAATATTGCAAAAATATAGTTAACATATATATTAACTAGGGAACGTTGATATGGTTAAAGGTACTTTCAAAGGTGAGTGCCATGTTGTAGTGCACTGCCATGGTGCACTAAAATCCTTGACCGCTGCTATCAAGAGCATAAGTCCGGCGAAGCGGCAAAGGTCCATGGTTATATCATTGCAACTCCAAATTGAAAGGCTAGCTTCTGGGAAAAGAACCCCCGACCTCAGCGTTCGAAAAGAGGGATTGCTTCCTTCTCATGATGGGAAACCTGGTAAAAATTTCTGGGCTATCAAAAAAATTCCCATACGAGGTTACTACTGGGAATCTGAAAGAGTGTTTATGACTTATTACATAAGTCATTACATCTATAAAGATTTTGATCAATTACACGATTCAGATGTCGAAAAGGTTTGCAATAACTGGGATCGAATCGAAAGAGGGTTTCATGACTACTGAAGATATCAATGAATTAGAACTAGATTTCCCGCACATAAGTGGTGTCGTCATGGCTAGTGAGCGGCTAATCTTCAATACCACGGAAGATATACTTCTCGCGATGCAGGATTCAGGCGTGAGCCAGACCGATTTAGCAAAAAAAATGGGAAAATCGAAATCATATATTTCGCAGATTCTCGATGGGTCTAGAAACTTAACCCTAAAGACTCTTTCTGATATCACTTATGCTTTAGGGGCTGAAGTTCGTTTGTCTATCTTCAAGGATGGGAGGGATGTATCTCACCAAATTGTCCCTGAAAAAACACAATACGTAAGCCTGCTGAGTGATTTAAAACCATCTATGGATCAAATGATTAGGGTGGTGATTACACCTACAAATATGGATTTTACTCAAAATGTCGCTTGCTGAAATAAAGCTCATTGAAGTGGTAACAACGAACGTAGATTTCACTCACAAAATGCATTCTCAGGGTGTCGGGGAGATGAGTGTCGAATATGGAGATCTTGAATTTCAAGCCGGTGTGTCGTTAAAGAATAATATGAATACCCATGCGATAATAGTCAATGCTGCACCTCAAGTTACTGGATATAAAGAGGGTGTTAAGGAGTTTGATTTTTTGCTAAAAATCAATATGCGGATGGTTTACACGTACCCAGAAAGCATTACAGTTGACGAGCAGTTTTTACGCGAAAACACCTGGTACTTCTCGTCTGTCCTTAGAACTTATTTTAAATTTCATGCAGATGACATCCTTAACAAAACAGCAATTAGCAGTTTAAAACTGGCTTTGAACTAAAGATTTTCGTCTACTATGAATATTTCAATAAAACACATCGATCACAAGCTCTCTTTACCCTCAAACCACCGAGCTGGGTTATCCGAATACCAATAATAAAACTTTCAGTAGCATTCCTTTGTCGCCGGCACATCGCCGGTTTTTTTGTGCCAATCATCTCCCCTTCTGTACACTGTCCTCCACCTTCTCAATGGCAAGTTTAATCGGCAGGTCATTCTCACCAGTCTGTTCCAGTATCTTCCAACGAATCTCCTTAAGTTGATTTATTAGCTGGCGCCTGTCAATTTCCGTACCGTTCTGCGCCAGCATCAAACAGCACCGCCCTACTATCCTGCACGCTTCGTCATATAGTAATTCTTCTTCTTTTTTCATAACTACCCCTGTATGAATGCCAGCCCACCCTACCCCTGTATGCCTGCTTTACCTAGCGGCGATGAGCTACATCAAATAAATATAAAAATAAATCGCCTTAAAACTCAATTAATTAAACCGTAAGTACGAGGTTACAATCAAATTTCGTACTTATGGTTCTTGATTAATGCGTACTATTGGTTCAATATTGGCTCATCGAAACGAAACATCACTCGATAGGCCGCAAGGCCAACGCTCTTAAACAACGGTGGATGTCTCACCTACGTGGCCGTAAGGCCAATTAATACCAAAGCGTGAGTTTTGGGATGTGAATAAGCACATCACCTAAACCCACACAGGAGGTATCCATGACACGCAGAACGCAATTCAACGGCACAGCCGCTACTCGTCGCCGCGAAGCTCGCCAGCATCTCCAGGCACTTCCTGTGAACGATTTCAGCACCGAATTGAATGTAGTGGCAGCTAAGCCAAGCAAGGTCGAGTTGAGCTGCAAACGCAAGCCGGTCGGTAGAGTAGATAAGGCATTGGCAATTCGCGAAACGAAGTATTACCCGAGTTCAGACAATATTTGTTTGGCAGATGTGGCAATTTTCAACGCTGGCCACCGTAAATCAGCAGACACCGTAACAGCTCGATAAACACTAAGCGGAGTAGAGAAGATGAACCCACGTCCTAAAAAACCACGCACCGGAGACATTAGAATGCGCATAACAATAATGCGATTGGTTCAAGGTGAGTACGGTCGCCGCTGGTTTCACCGGTTTAAGCATCACGAAAGCATGTTCGACCGCGCCCCGATTTTTAAGCGTTCATTAGTAATTAACAAGTGACTTTACCCTGCGCCTACTCAACAAGGGCGCATGAATAAAGTTTCTTACACAGGCACCAACCTATCAGCTTCGGCAATAACGGGTTGTGACGGGCCTACACTCCACGGCGAACAGAGCCACGGGCAAGTAACCAAGGGGGGGATAATGTGAACCGTAACGCTGGCGAGCGAATACGCGCTGTGCTCTGTGGGATTGGATGAATACC